ATCCTGTCCCTTACAATTATGACTTTTCTCTTTATTGTTTTGTGAAGAACGCAGAAGATGGAACACAGATATTAGAGCAAATTCTTCCGTTTTTTACACCAGAGTTTACCTTCAGTATGACACTTGTATCTTCTATGGGAATTAAGATGGATATTCCCTTGGTTCTCAATTCTGTTACAAGTGAAGACACTTATGAGGGTGATTTTGCTACAAGACGTTCAATAATTTGGACTCTCAGTTTTGTGATGAAGAGTTATTTGTTTCCAGATGTTACAGACAATGCAAAGGTTATTACAGATGTTACAGTTGACACTCATCTGATGACAGAAGATGTGCCTGCAGAACCAGTATTCATTATTACAGAGGATAGCACACCATTTACAGTTAATAACATAGTTCTTGATGGACATGAGTTTGATGACTCTACTCGTATGAGAGTACTATCAGAGGAATCGAGTGAAGCTGCAACAGCGGGTAAGACAATAAGTAGAACTAATGTCGTTTCAAAAACATCAGACATTACAGATGAAGATTTTGGATTCAGTGAAACATTTTCGTTCTTTCCTGCTGGAAAAACTCATGACCCTGTGAGTGGGACTGATTCCTAAATAAGTTACTATGAAAGAAGTGAAAAAAATTGTTGAACAGAGAATTGAAAAACATCTTGATTTAGTCGATGAAACGACTGATGTAATAAATACAATTGGTACTGTTACTTCTCCAGCAGTCATTGAAAGTCAAACTGAAGATGAAAAAGCAGACAATGATTTTCAGTATGCTCGTGAGAATATGTATGATGTTATTGAAAGAGGTAGGGATGCAATGGAGGAACTTCTCGACATAGCAAAGTCAGAAGAATCTCCAAGAGCCTTTGAAGTATTCGGTCAACTTCTCAAAAACATGACTGATGCTCAAGAAAAACTCATGGATCTGCATCAAAAGAAAAATCGGTTAAAATCTGAGAGTGAGCGTCAAGAAGTAACGAAAGCTCAGAACGTTACTAACGCATTATTTGTGGGTAGTACGGCTGACTTATTGAAACTAGTTAAGAAAGAGGCGAATAATGATTGATATATTTTCAATGTCTGAACTGACAATGATCGGTTTAGTCCTGTTTTCTTCTTTTTGGATTTTCTTATTTAATTATAGGACTGATCATAAAGAAAAATATGCAGATAATAAACTCATGATCGTATTTGATTTGTTTATTAACATGGGAATGTCGGTGACAGGGTACATTCTTATTTCTATTGTTTTTACGAATGTTCCACAATTAGCACCTTATGAGAGTTATAGATATCCGATTGGATTTCTATTCGGTTTAACATCAAACGTGAGTATCCCGATTGTATTAAAGTGGTTCTCACAACAAGTAAGTAAAAAACTTATACAAGTTGGTAGAGGTAAAAACTAATTTTTTGTGAGGAATTGAAATGGCCGAACAACGAGGCAAAAGAAAAAATTCAACTTCAACTGGTAGTGTCCAAGCTACAGTAGAAACAAACGGCGAAGAAGAAGTGAAATTTGAACCGATAAAACAAATAGAGACAGATACTTTCAATACAATCAAGAGTGTTAAGACATTTTCATTTGTTGTTATTGGATTGCTCGCATATTTGATCTTCATGATTTTACCAGGCATGGAAGACAAGATTAACTACATTGAGAAAGATTTGTCTGCTATTCTAACACAAAGTGACAGGTACAAACAGGCGACTAGAGTATTTGCAAAAGACAATGTTTGTGCTCAATGTCATCTTGAACCAGATTATCTTCTTCACAATTTACAAGCAAAATATCCTAGTTTTGCAGACCTAAAAGCATATATGGAAATCGGTCATCAAAGAGTTTATACAATGACAACTCCTTTGCCAGATGATCAACTTATGGAAGTATATCGAACACTGAAATGATACATAAAATTTTATTTTCACTTTTTGTCTCTTTTTGGATTCTTGGGATAGGACAGGGGTATGTCCTTCAAGGTCAAGAAACGACAATGGTTGAAATAAAGGCTGAATTTACGATACGAAATCGTCTTGATATTCCTGCAATGATGGAAAAAGCAGGTTATAAAGACAGAGGTGAATTTTTATCTGTTCTTGAAAAAGTTACAGGTAATTACAATTGGGACAGAGATGTAAAAAAAGGTGATACTTTTACCATCCCTTCAAAATTAGCGCCAATCAAAATCATTGAACAAGAAAAAAAAGTTGAAAAAATACCATCGGGTGTAGTAAGGAATGCAAATGAGATACCAATTTTTGGTCCTGCACAGACAACTATTATACGTTCTGAGGAACTATCTGAACTTAGAGCTGAACTTGAGAGGTTGCGAAAAGTAGAAGAAATACACAAAGAAAAACATATGATGGGGATGGGTTATAGAGTTGGCGATGAATATAATCCATACTTTGGTTCAACTGTTGAAAGAATTTTAGACAGAGGTAAAGTCATTTGTGGAACTTATAATGATGTCTATGGTTTTAGTATTAAAAGAGATGAAGTTTGGAAAGGATTTGACGTAGATATATGTCGTGCTTTTGCAGTCGCAATGTTTGGAGATAAAGATAAAATAGATTTTGTAGAAGTAGATGGTAGAACAAGATTTGAAATGTTATTTGATGGAACTATTGATATTCTTTCTGCAACAACTACATGGACCTATTCAAGAAATGTTAAATGGAAAATAGAGTTTTTGCCAACAACTTTTTATGATGGACAAGGATTTATTGTAAGGAAAAATCTTGGGGTCATAAGTGCAAAACAATTAGTAGGTGCAAGAGTATGTGTTCAAGAAGAGTCAACTGCATCCCAAAATGTTCAAGATTTTTTTGAGTTGTGGAACATTAAATATATACCCATCAATCTATATCCAGACGAGTCGCCAGAAGATTTTTATATAGATGGTGATTGCGATATGTACGGAACAGACAGGTCAGCTCTTGCATCAAAAAAAGCAACTTTTATGTATCCAGAGGAACATATTATTCTTCCAGAAATCATATCCAAAGAACCTCTTGGTCCAGCAGTCAAATATGGTGACCAGAAATGGAGTGATATTGCAAGATGGGTGGTGTATGTCCTATTCATTGCTGAAGAGTGGGAGATCAATTCACAAAACATAGATTCTTTCAAGGAAAACAAAGATCCAAAAATACAAAGATTCATGGGTGAAAGAGATGGTGAAGATTTTCCACACCTTGGAGCGAAACTTGATTTGAGTAGTGATTGGGCATATCAAGTGATCAAACAAATAGGAAATTACAAAGAAATCTACGAAAAGAACGTTGGACCAAAAACTGACTTGGGTTTAAAAAGGGGGATGAATAAACTTTATACAAAGGGTGGATTACTTTACGCTCCCCCTTTGAGGTAAATAATGTCATTCAAACCTTGGGACGAAAAAAATTTTGAATCGTCCGAAAATATCTTTGGGGATGCTCCTTCCTCAACAGCAATTGACAACATATTAAGATTAAATCTATCTAATATCGTGAGCCTTACTCTCATGGCAGATACTAAGGCCAATATTATGATTACTGTTTCCTCAATCGTATTCTCAATCACTCTTGCAAATATGGATAATTACGCATTGAGAGTTCCCCTTGTCATTCTGGGTATGTTTTCAGTAGCTGCATTAATCATGGCAATCATTGTCATTCTCCCCAAAACAGGATATCCAAAAACAAAATCTGGTGATATTGATAGAGAGTCACCATTTTTCAACCCTCTTTTTTTCGGTCATTTCGCTTATCTTGGTTTAGAGGAATTTAAGAAGGAGTATTCAAAAAGATTGCTTCAGGATTCCAGAACCTACGATGCAATTGTCGGAGACATATATGGTATGGGAAGAGTCCTAGCAACAAACAAGTTTAAATGGTTAAAAAGAAGTTATCAAACGTTTTTGATTGGACTGATAAGTGCTATATCGATTTTTTCTTTTATGGAGTTTGTCCCATACATTATGTCATTACTAGATTTTGAGGTGATTGCGGAGAAATGTCGTAATTCAATAGAATAAATATTAATAATGTAGTTTTTCTATTTTTGGAGAAATATGTCTGATTCAGACCAAATATTAGACAAGTACGCACAACTCAAACTCGACCTCAAACGACAAGAGGAAGAGAAACAACGCAAAATTCAAGAAGAGTTGGACGCTAAAAATCCT